AGTTCGGCCTCGGGAACGCGCGTCTGGTGTTCCATCGTCAAAAGGCTCGCCGGGTAGATGCGGAACATGCGCGCTACGTCCTTCACGTCCAACTCGGCGATCTCAGCGGCCTGCATGTCGCGAAGCGTCGAAGAAAGCTGCTTAACCTCCATCCCACCCCACAAAATGGCGGTCTTTTCACCCCTCGGGCCAGCATGACGAGCCTTCCACGACTCCCGCAACTCGTCACGCTGCGACCGTTGCAGGTTCCCAGGGTGCACCAACACGAGGTTCGGAGACGCGTCCGAGTCGAAATACCGGCCCCGGAAGTCGTCCAACGCGACCATTCCGATCAGTGAACGGCGGTGAAGTTCGACCGGAGACGCCCCAGACGGTGACTGCATCGGGCTCCAACCACGGATATGCACCACATCCGCGGTGATATCCGTCGTCTTCCCGTCAATCCGAGCCTCTATCCGCTTCTGCCCACCAACCTTCGCGCGGAACACGCGACACACGTCCGCCGGGAACGCGAACAGTTCCTCGACGCGCCCCGCTACGCGCACCTTCCAGATAAACGCGTTACCGGTCACCTCGATCGACGTCGCGACGTCCTCCCACAGGTTGAAACTCGTAGTGTCCTCCGCCGCGTCCTGGAAGAGCGCCGCCTGCGACGAATCGAGCAACGGCTGCTTGTTTTCCGCATCCCCCGTGAAGACACGCAACACCGCCGAGCCGAGCGACTCCGCGATCAGGCGAATCGCAGCCGCTACAGCGGGAATCGACAACTCACCGGACAACCCGAAGTACGCGCTGCCACTACCACCACCGTAACTCGACGCCACGAGCGACCCCGGAGGAGGGATAAACGCCCCCAACTCGCCGAACCGGAGCTCGCGATTCCCACTCCCCCGAGTCGCGATGATCACCCTTCGACCGCCAGCACGTCCTGCAGGAACAACACGTTCGCGATCGGGATCGACACGCGCCCCTCGAGCGGCACCGTCGACGTCACCGACTCATGCAGTTTCGCAATATCAAGCACGTAATGCCCACCCCAACGACCCCGATAGAACCCCGAAATCGACGGCGCATCCCCCTTCAAATGCACCCGCACCATCCTCCGCCGGCGAAACAACCACGCAGTGAAACGCCCCAGCCACTCAGGCACCTACCAGGACTCCACACCGGCCGTGACGCCACCAGCGAACGAGTGCACCATCGAAGCAGCAGTCAACGCATCGATCACGCGACGGTCCTGCTCGCTCGAGTTGCGCACGCGACCCTGCGACGGGCGATCGAAGCGAGATTTCCCGCCGGGCATCATGTACTCGACCGCGTTCAGCGCGTGCCGCGTCAAACCAGCGTCGCCGGAGTGGTAAAGCCAGCCCTCGCGCAGCGCCTCCATGAACCGCTCGAAGTCCTGGCAGGCCTCGGAGTTCGACTGCGGACGGTCGATCACCGTCGTGTTGAATTCGTCAGAGATCCATGCGGCGAGTTGCTCGGCCTTATTCGTGTCCATCACGACCATGTCGATCGGATTACGCGCATGCAGTTCACGCAGCGCCTGCTCGATCTCGGCAGGATCGAGCGCGGTCCCGTCGCGCGGAGGCGTGAGGATCGTCGCCGGACCGAGAAGGCGAAACTCGGGCTCCTTAACCCAGAGCGGAACAATCGCGGTCGTATCCCACTTAAACGCAACGTCTATGCCAACCGACACAGGCACCCCGAGAGGGATCTCTTCCTCAGACGAGGCCGCGAACCATTCTGCCTCCTGAATCGCAGCCATTCCGCTTCGCGTTGGCAGATTGCAGACAAACCGGCGCCAGTGAGCCGGCGTCATCGTCGGCGAGTCGTGCTTGAGTTGCAACTGCTCGAGCGTGATCGACGAGAGCGGGTTTGCACCCTTGACGACCTCCATGTCGTCCACGTCTCCGTCCTCAGGAACGGAGTATTCGTGCATGATCAGCCTGTCGGAAACGGCGCGCAGGAAAGATCCGACGCGCTCGACGCTCGTTGCCGTCTGGCGGATCCGTTCGCGCGTTTCCTCGAACTCCGCGCCAGGCTCGCCAGCAGTCGAGATGACAGCCATCTGGCCCATGCGCTTGAGCAGCTTTCCGACCCAAGTGCGGTAGAGACGCAGCGTCCGATGCCGGTGGAGCTCGTCGACCAGGCAGAGCGTCGGGATCACTCCGTCCCCCGTGCGGTCGTCCGAAGCGAGGATCTGGATGCGGCTTCCCATCCGATCGCAGCGGATCCGGCGCGTGCCCTCCTGCAGACGAAACTTCCCCTCGAGCCCCGAACGGCGGACTAGACCATCGGCCTGCGCGAAGAGAATCTGCGCCTGCTCTCGCGAACTCGCTCCTACCAGCACATTCGCCGACGGACGAAACTCGCAATGGTACAGACCAATCCCGGCGAACAACGTCGTCTTACCGTTACCCTCCGGGACTAGAAGCCATATCTCAGGGATGCCCGAGAACAGATCCTCGGCGAACAGCTCTTGAAACGGCTCTAGGATCCAGGGCGCGCCCGTGTCAAGCATCAAGCGCGACGCCCACGCGCGGAAATGCGGGAGCGTGAACGCTTCGACCGCATTCTCGTGCGCCGGCAACTCCGGCATAACCTCCGTGTCCACCGCCGCAACCCGCTTGCTCGCGTTCGTGCATTCGCGGCACCAAGACTTGCGGCCAGAGCGGTACCTCTTCGATGCTGGGAAAGCCTCGAGCGGCTTATCCTCACGGCACTTCGTGCAGACCTGGCCCGTGACCTCATCGGGAATCAGAGCCGACTCCCCGCGCACGAGCTCGGCCGTCGTCACACCTGGCCCCGGAGGCTAGTCTTTCCCAAAAACGGGCTGGGGTCAGCGTCGGCGCGTGTCTCTATCGACCCACCCCCCTTACCTTGTTGACGCATCGCGCCGTCTCTTCCGTTGCATGAGCGGCACAGCACACGCACGTCGGCAAGGGTGAGGGCGGGGTAGCGCAGGTGGTCGCCAGTGAGGGAGGAGCGGCTACCGCACTGCACGCACCATGGGTGGGCGGCGATGGCGAGGGTGGACAGCTTGCGCCATGCCGTGGTGGTGTACCCGTTCGCCTTGTGCCTAGCCCGACCATGCGCATACCCACACCTACTGCATGCAGCGTTGGGAGGGCATGGCGTACCGCATTGGGCGCAGTGGCGTAGGCGGATGACGGGCATCAGTCCGTGCCCTCGCATCTGCGTGCCTGCATCCATGGTGAGACTGGGCAGTCGGACAGGTGACCACCATCCAGATCAGACCCACACGTGCACGCAGCATCCTTCACCATTGAGGGCTTGACTGGCCCGAGTACCGCATCATCAGCCACCTTGGAGATCAGGTTCAGCGCACCAACCAACGCCTCGTGGTCGTTCGACGTGTGCATCGTGATGTACTCGATGCGTCGTAGGGCGAGCTCGTAATGCTCAGCCCGGCTGATGATGGGGATTGGCATGGGGATGCAGAAACGGCCACCCGATTGGATGACCGCTTAAACGAAGTGGCACGTCTAGCGTGCCATTGGTGTGGGTAGGTCAGCCAGGATCAGCCGTTACGTGCACCTCTCGGGTCTCATTGTGTTGAGGTGGGGTGCACCAGAGCTACGCGACGGGGTGGAGTCTAGCGAATCGTGTCCATGCAAGCAACCGTTGCATCGCCAGAATGGCGATGCGCAGGGATCTCCCGCGGCGAGTGCCGCGGGAGATGACTCCACTCACGACCTGCTAGGAGGAGGTGGAGCGTGGAACGAGGAGGTCCCGAGAGGGGACCGGTCGCTTAGCTGAGGGGCGGGGGCGGTCCGTGCTAGCGGCCGCTCCCAAACCTCGATAACTACCTCCGTTCAGAACTTAGGTTATCACGCGATGGGCTGATGATCGAGCGGATCTTGGCGAACATCTCGGCGAAGGTCATGCGAGCTTCCCGCCGATCGCATTCTCAAGGCGCGCGATGGCTTCTTGGACCGGCGCGAACTTCTCGGCGTCCATGTAGACCCACGACAGCTCATCGAGCTCGATCGACTCGACCGCGATGCGCAGATCCTCCCTGCGCACGAGCGTGTCGCCGCGGCGGCGCAGCTCGGTGATCGCTTCGAGGATGCGCTCGGCGTACTGCTGGCAACCGAGCTCGCCAAGGCCAGACTCGTCGAGTATATCGGCGCTCTCCTGGATGACCTCGAGGAGCCGCTCGGTGGCGCGCATGTCGGTCATCGGTTCGTCCAGGTGCGTGGTGCGCGCATCGTGATCGTGCCGAGCCCATGCTCGTCGACATCGATCCTGATCTCATCGACCTTGAACCACTTTCCGATCATCTCATTCGCGACCGGAACGGTAATGCTTGTCGTTCTCGCATCTTTCGGCGTTGCTTCTCCAGTCATCGTGATTTTCCCTCCATTCGCGAAGAACTGTGCCATCAGGTCGACGTGCTCGTGATCTGGCCCGTACGGGATGCCGCACGTCTCGCAGATCGGTACCAGTTCGCCACCATCGCTCATGCGCGCATGTCGGTCACGGTGTCGTCTCTCGCCCCAACGCCTCTCGCGCTGCGTGCAGATCATCTACGGATTCCAGCAGCTTGCGCTTAGCGTCGGAGATCTTCGCTTCTATGGCCTCTCGTTCGGAAACCTTCTCAAGTCGCTGCTCGAGCATGGCAATTTCGGCTTCGAGGATGGAACGTTGATGCCGCTGTTTCCTGGTTCCCACGCGGCGCTCTTCGCGATTCATGCTCGTCATCCTACTTCCCTGTCCTAGCTGGTGGTTGCTTGAGTCCCGGCACGATCCCCTGCGTCCCGATCACCGGGATGCCCTTGAGGCCGCGCAGGATGTCCGGATCGTTGATCCTCGTCATGCGTTCGTGCGCCTTGTCCGGCTTGGGCGGAACGTACCCGCCGTTCACCTTCTGGTTTGCCGCGGCCCAGATGCGACGCACGACGCCGCGGCTGCGACCGGTGGCTTGGCCGATCATCGTCCAGCTAATGGGTGGGGTGTAGTTGCGCATGAGGATGATTTCGAGTTCGTCGGGTGTGCAGAGCTTCTTCGCGAGGCTCGGGTCGATGTGCTCGGCGTG